TCCATTTCCCGAACAACCTGTCTTTCTACAACCGCAGGAACATCATCAAAAAGTGGTGTAAAGCTCTTTAATGTATGATCTTCATTGTACTCTACCTCATACAGAGATGGCACATAGATGCCAGGAATCTTACTCGCTGCACGAAGAAATTCCTTCCTTGATTTCTTTTCTTTTTTATACTCCCTATATAAGTCAAGCAAATCATAGTAAACCACTTCGCCCTCTCCAATATAAAACATATCAAAAATATACAATTTAAAAATTTAAACTTCATTGTCAATTGCTCCATATTTAAGATTGCCCGCCACGCGACGAACCCAGCCTTTACCAAATGTCGTAAAAGTGCTAAGTTTGCAATAAAACTCAAGGCGTTCAGCGTTCAAACGCATAATCACATCAGAAATCGCCATTTTTTTAATAGCGGCAATCGTCATATTGCCAATCACACCGTCATCAACAACACCGACTGCACGTTGCAACATACGACTCGCATTACCTAATCCATGATTTACCGCAGCATCAAAAAACTGATAAGCCACCGCTTCTGGCATTTTGTCGCATTGATAACGTAGCCAAAATGCAGAGTAGTAGATTTTATAAGCTTGCTCACGCGTCATTGCTCGCATACTACCTTGATAACCGTTTGCCTGAGCAGTACGTTTAGTGATCCCCCAATTGGTTTCCCCACCTGGGTCCCTTGGGTCATTAACGTAGCCGCCTTCATGACCAATTAAACGATTGAAAATCTGTGTAAAATTTAAAGACATAAAAAATACCCTTAATCTATTAATGATTAAGGGTATTATCGAAAAAAGAGAGTAAGATGAAGAGTGGAGCGACTTCAGCACTAAAACAAGGCGAAATTACTGGACTCCTTAGGGTTACGCACTTGTGCCACAATTTCCCAACCACAGCGATCCGATAATTGATATTTAGGGCAAAGTTCAAGCATGGCCATGCGTCCTGATATGTTCAAATGTTGGGTTAAATAATCAAAATCAGCCTTAAAGCGATAATTACGCAACACTCTCAAAGCTGTTTCGCAGCGAGGAATATAAACCCATTCCCCTCTAAAAACTTCGCGTAATTTCACCGCACTTTCCAAACCAATTAATGCTTTGAGCTTAGGAAAATAATGTGCCCCATCGGTAAATCGAAAGGTTGCCCCACCAAAATTTGTAATGATTTTTTCAACAGCAGGAAACCCAACTAAATCAACCATCTGTTGTACGGTTTCCGGCAGGAGTTCCGCTACATCTTCCAAATTCTCCACCATAATAACCTCCGCAATGTTATTTTTTGCTCATTCTCACACGGAAATTTTAAAAAGGCGGTATTTTGCAGAAAAAAGATAAAAAAAATCCCACCGAAGTGGGATTAATTCAACTTAATTTTGTCCTTTCAACTGCAACACCTGAGGCAACAGCTGCAACGTCATTTTCCATGCTTTTTCAGATTCATCAGGTGACAATGCTTTACAATCTACATATTCATTACCATAGTCCCCAGCATCAGTCTCATTTTGTGCAACAATTAAGGTGATTTTGCGTAATGCACAACCTGCAATTGGATTATAATCGTGCCCGGAAGATCCATCTTTCATTCCGAACGCAACATTTCGTAATGCTTGATAATTTCCCTGTAAGGCTTTATTTAGTTCTCCTTTAGCTTTATCCGTCATCGAAAAAGCAGAGATAGAAATCAAGCCACATATCATAGCAATTAATAATTTTTTCATTATTTTTCTCCAATAAAAAAGGCTCCAAAGAGCCTTTAATTTACACCTGATAATTTCATCTTACAACGTCTTTTTATTCCGATCATACACTGACAACATCTGCACGACTTTCTTTAACTGCCATGGACGTAACCAATGGATAAAATCCACTTTAAAAGATCGTTTTGCAATACCATCGGCATATTCTTTCGGTAAGTTGTGTTTGAGTAAAAGTGCGGTAATTTTAGCGAGATAAATTTTCTTATCTTCACTTGGTGATGGTCGATTTCCCCAAAAACTTGAGCTGGATTTAAAACCTTTCTGAACCATCACATTCAAGACTTGGCGTAATTCACTGTCAGTCATCTCTGTGCAACTGGTTTTACATGTTGTATTGGCAAGTAAACCGCGATATGTATCATCATCAAGTCCCAATTGGTTTTTCCCAATATGGATTTTCGCAATTAATGATTTACGCTGCATAACCTTTCTCCTGTTCTGCTTTCCAGGCTTTCCAAACGGCAAACTCAGGCATATTTTCCACAAATTGCAACTGCCCAATAGTGGCGTAACGTTCAATATATTGAATGGCTGCCATACGTTTATCCTCTTCTTGCGCCGCAACGCTTTGCATTTCGGCTTTGCCTTCATTATGAACCACCGCAAACAATGGTTTAGCCCCTTCATACACTTTCTTCAAATAGTTATGATTCGATAACGCCTGAATATTGCGGGTTTCCCGACGGTTCTTCATCACCGCTTGCACCGTTTCATTCAACGCATGAGCTAATAATGGGCTGGGTTGATACATCTCTAATACTTCTTGCATTAACTTCAACGCACGCCCATTAGATAGCGCAGATTTTTCAGGGCGAAACAACCCAATATAACTCACCAACGCACGGGCATTATTGCCTTTTAAATTAGTAATAATCCCTAACATCTCACGCCCCGCATCATCTTCCAATAGCGCATCCAAGTGGATGTCGCTGTGGCAAACCGGGCAACGGCATAATTTCATTTCTTTTCCTCGCAAGTAATATCTGCAACCGCCCAATTTAAAAAGGATTTTATAGTTGTAGTTTTCATATCGGCTTTTACTCCGCCCTTAACACCTTTTACATCCCAATAAATCACTTTTCCTTTTTTACGGTCAATGCTGACAATAACTCGCTTACTCAATACACCATGAGCAAAGTTTACGTTATTTGATACATAACCGTGTTTCACAAATAAATCACTCTCTTTTAACATTTTTCCTCCTTATTGATAAAACACATTACTCAGCCCACTTCATCTAACTTATCCCCCTCTTTTGTAAAGAGGGGTTAGGGGAGATTTAATGGGCTGTAAATGGGTTTTAATAATCTCGTGCCTTTTGCACATCAATCGTAATTTGCCCTACTCCAATCATGTCATCATCTTTCCAACGAATCACATCTGCCAGCGTGATATTCAATCCAAGTTCTCTAAGCTTTTCCGCTTTCGCTCGTGCTTGCTTTTGAAAGCGGAACCATTCTTTAAAATCAGCTAAAAATCGCTCAAACTGTTTTTCATCAAGCACTAAAATATCGGTCACATTCTTAAATTCGTAAATTTGTTCACTCATAATCTATTTCCCCTGTAATGCTAAAAATTCACTTTGTTTGATTTCTTGTAAACATTCCGGAATTACCGGAAAGGCATCTCCACCAAAACCATCTGATTTAACCGGTATTGAAACGATAAAGTGGTCACTTGCAACACCACATACAGACACATAACCAGTGCGTGCGCCAAGCACCCAGCAAGTAAGCTTTAATTTTCGTAACATAAAGTCATTAAAGCTTGGATATTGATTTAAAATATCTCTAACGCTTTGGATTTTAGCGTTAAACGCCTTGCCAGCCTTTGTTCTGCCGTTACCTGTTATGACAACCTTCTCATTTTCAACCATTTCGAATTTATAGGTCTTATCCTCTTTAATTTTTGCATATTCAGGACTATCTAAACTACAAACAATTCCCCATATATTACGTTCATTCCCCCTCCACCACTCATAAAATGGGATGGTGTCAAAAATATCATCAAGTTTTTTATCTCTGACCTCTCTATCTTTTCGCCATTGCTCATCTAATGATTTAATAGGCTCAACACTTAATGCACATTTAAAATATCTAAATTCAGGTCTCATATTTACTCCTTTAATAAGTGGGATATTCAGATCTCAAAATCCGATAACAATTTGTCTTTAACTCAAAAATGCTTCTCGGTAGAGCGTTAATGGGTAAGGTTTTACAGGCTTTCCCGGTATCGTCCATACCATACGGTACACCGATTGCACGCCAACATCGTGCTGCTTGTACCGCTACGTCTTTAATTACCTCCGAGTTAATCACAAAGCTATTTGGCCCAATTCGTTGTAACAAAATACCTTGTGCCATAAGCTTTTTAACCCGTTTCCTAAATTGACTATCGCTTAATCCAGATCCTGCAATAAGTCGGCTTACACTCAATATTGCAAAGTCTTCTGCCTTTTTCTTTGCTTGGTCGTCGCTATACGTGCCAACACTGCCACCGATATAAGTCACTAAGGTTTCTTGCGCAATACGGTCTAATGTTTCGTCCCAGATATATTCAAGGATGTGTTCATCTAGCACTTTCATACTTTCACCAATCTCATTCTCAACCCTGGCAACAAATTCTGCACATTGCCCACATAAACAGCAGCATATTGAGCTTGCCCTGTGCGAAGATAGGTTTGTGCTTTAATAAGCTGCATTGCTGCTTGTTGCAATATTTCATCCAACCGCACTTTTTCTTGCTCAGTCATCTTGCATATCTCCATTTACCTTTTGGCATTGTGTCTGTAATGTCGGCCTCTGCCCATTTTAAAAACTTGGTTATGCTGATTTTTGGATAGCGGCGCCCTCTTCTCACTGATGGGCTATCATATTGCAATCCATCAACAAACCCCTCTTTATTGTCATAAATAAGCCCCATCCACAGTATTTGTCTATCCCCTAATAATGGTGGGAAACCGTGTTCTTTATGGCTTTTCGCGGAGTAAACATGCCCAACCTGTAAATCATCTTTTGTTAGCTCACTCATACTTCCTCCACTTCAACCACATCGTCAATTTCTGTAATGGTGTGCGGCAGTTTATTTACATCACATACATTTAGGTCGCACATATCTAAAACTTGTTCGTTGCTTTCAGCTTCCACAACTGCTTCAACCAAACAATAAAAGCGCGCCACAAACTTAGCCATGATTGACCTCCGGTCTTCTAGCGGGATAACGCACATAATGTGCACAAAACAGACGACGATTTTCCGCCCATTCTTGATTTTCTCGACGACGAGCCACCGTTGCCGCTTTTTCCCAAGCACTTTCTGCTTGTTTCCATGCGCCAGCACGTTCCATTTCCGCAGCGTGTTGGCTAAAATCTCGGTAATTTTCCAGTTTTTTCATTTTTGCTCCTTTGTTGTTAAAACCTATTATGAATGCCCCTCATCCCATCCCCCTCTTTTGTAAAGAGGGGTTAGGGGAGATTTAAAGGGCATTTAAATAAGTTTTATAAATTCTTAAA